GAACTCTTGGATAGACATAGTTTCGAGTATAATCCATCCACGAGTGTCGAACCAGGTAGAGATATTGGGACAGCCGTAGTATATTGGGATGGTTTTTGTTAGAAGGCAGTCAATCAACTTTTCGGTAAAGTAGTTGTTTTCCCGGCAGTTTTCAATAGCAACTGAGAATTGGTAGTCTAAGAAAAGCGGGTCCTTGAAGTCTCCGATGATTGGATTGTTTCCGAAGTTTGGAAGAGCGGGACCATTCGATGAACGAAACCACGTAATTGGTAGGAACCTGTTGAAGAGAGATGATTGAGTTTTATACAGCATTTTGCGGTAGGTATGAGCGGGTGTCAACTCTTTCATCCCCGTCAAACAGGATATCTTGCGCTGCTTTCTAGATATGTCGATTGCGTTGTATGTTGACGAAGATATCCACGATGTTCCCCAAACATACTGACGAGCATTCGGACAGGCTTTCAGAATTTCTTCATCATGGGCAAGTATGGTGTCGAAGTTCTTGTGGTTGTCTATAAACATTCGACGGTAGTGAGAGATTGCGTCCGGTTCGGCTTGGAGACCGATAAATAGATCAGTAGTATCATCCCTTACAGCATACGGATGATCCACAGCAAAGTAGACGTTTTTTGATGTTTCTGGAAACACGGATACATCCAACCACGAGTTTGTCCGGTACGGCATTGTACTCTATATTATTATTATGAATGCGACTATTACATTGTCGATAGATACTCGGTTAAGTAGAACCAACGTGAACTAAATTTTGGATACTTGATCCCCCTTCCCCATTCGCCGGACGTTTCAACCACGTGAAATTGAGTATATTTACGTTCTAGCATGAAACGGTATATTGTCTGGTCCTTACCGTAGAATAATCTGTGTTCCATAAATCGATGGAGAGTGTTGAGATACGCTTCGCGAAAACTACGCCAGGCATTCATATCTCCCGCGAGAACTCCCCCGCCAATGTGCGTGCTATTATCAATTTCGTGAATTTTCAGGATGAGGATATGACCCGGTGGGACGCGCGAGGGTGTGATCTCTGCGAACCGAGGAGGGGTCAGAAAGTTTTTCGGTTCACGAAAACAACCGATATCGCACCACACAAAATAGGTACTATTGTATTTGTTCATACCAATGGCCCTATGGACAAACTCCTGTTTCAACCCCCATACGGCATATAATTCCCACGAATGTATAGCCTTTTCGGGATCGTGATTCAATTCTTTCTTCCACTTTTCAATCCAGTCGGGCGTCGTAAGATCATACGCACTAAACGGCATTTCTACGAATGTACGATTAGGAGCATTGTATGTACGAAACGGTACAGCACTCTCAACAAAACAGACCACAGGGCTCGTAGTACACTGAAAAAAGTTGTTGATCCATTGGGAATATTCTTGGTCGGTATGTTTCGATTTTCCGAATCTGTAAAACGCAGTGACTACGGTTGTTCCCGAATTCATTATATGTCTAAGAAGTGAAAGCGTAAATAGATTGGATTATATATTGTTTTTGCGGCAGAACTTTTCAAGAATGTCGTTCTTGAACAAAAAATTATTGTATGTCTTACCCAGAACAAATGTATTTTTAAGATGAAGAACGCCGTCATACCCAAGGTGTGTAAGAAACTCTGTATACATATCCGAAAGTGGGCGCACGACATCTTCGAAAAGAGGTAGATACTCCTTTTTTACTAGAAACAGATTCCCGGTATAACAGAGTGGGAAATATCCCTTTGAATCCGCAAGAGTTGAAATTACATGAAGACTCTGCCCAACATTGTCGGATGCTACGTTCATCGGAACAAGTTCGGAATAGTCTGGGTGATGACCCGCATTCACCTCGATACACACGACCTTAGGGAGATAATTGGTCATCTTATCAAAAATAAAGTAGTCTAGACCGTCAACGTCTATCGAGACAAGGTCGAAATTCCTCTTGGTAGAATATGTTTCAATCAATGTATCAAGATTGTCGGTATCAGTATACCCAACGTGGGCATTTACACAGTCAATACGATCTCGGTGCTCCCGAAATGTAGTTGTAAGATCAATATAACGACTCCGATCTGTTTCAATATATATACCATTCCATCCATTAAGAAACAGATTGTAGGTATTTGATAAGTGCTTTCCATCCCACGCACCAAATTCGACAAATGTACCAGTGACTATTCCCATACGTTTAAAAATAAATTCAATTATTCCGTCTTCTCCATTTTGAGAATTCACGTTGTGTTTACGGGTGAGAATGCTTCTGTGTGAGGTCATGTTTGTTCTTAAGATCGGTAACCCTTTAAATGTATACCCATAGTATGAATAAACAAATCATTCATGAAAATTTCGGTACTAATGCCGATCTATAATGGAATTGAGTTTTTCCAGGAGAGTTATCTAACCGTATGTAAGCAGACACACACCGACTGGGAACTCTTGATTGGTATTAACGGTCATCCCGACCCATCGCCGATTCTCCAAACAATCCAGAACGTTACCGGAGGAGATCTCCGGGTGCGAGTCTTTGTCCAGACAACAATGGGAAAACCAGATAGTCTGAATGATTTAATGACGCATGTCTCAACGGATTGGGTGGCCCTTCTGGATGTAGATGATACGTGGGCACGCACAAAGTTAGAAGAGCAGGTAGGTATCCTGCCCTCTCTACATCCAGACACCGCAGTCGTGGGAACATTCTGTCATTATTTTGGAGAATTGAGTGGCGCACCAAACATACCAGCAGGGTACATTGCTCCTTCAACCCTCGCAATGCTCAACCCAATCATTAACAGCAGTTGTCTGATTCGGAGGGAAAACAGTCAGTGGACTGGAACATACAACGGGGTTGAAGACTACGAACTCTGGATGAAAATAGCGCTGTCCGGTAAGAAACTCTACAATATCGGGAAGGATCTTGTAGGGCATCGTATTCACCATCGGTCGGCATTCAATTGGGCGAAGCAGGATGTTGAACAGCTACGTAGACATTACATCACTCGTCAATAAGATATCCGTCTACCGCGATATTACCTGCAACGCCTATAACGTGTAGATATTTCACGTTATTTTGCGGAAGAGTGATGAGGAATTCTTTAAATAAGTCTTCAAACGACTTGAACTTCAGCATGTCGGATACCTTTGACTCCAAAAATGCATTGAAAATCACAATGGAACTAAAGTCAAGCTTATAGAGTCGCGTTGATATCCCTCCATGTGGAACTTTTAACGCAGTGTTACGTTCTCGCTGAACCACTGTATAATCAAACCTGTCGGTTATCCAGTATCTTCCAGATATCTTATATACCGACTCAAACTGAATATTGCAGTTCAGTATATAGTGGAACACACTCTTCATCATAGCCCACTCTCCAAAAGACTTGGACGTGCTATAGATCGCATTACGCGACCAATCGTCGTCATACAGATTTATAAGATGGTCGGTATTGGACTTAAAGTAGTCAATTTCTTCGTCCAAGAGTTTACTACACTCTACAAGTACGATATGGGTGTCGGGGATATGATCGCGAATGCTTTGAATTGTCTTCTTTGTCTGTTCAAACCGTTCTTTCGGTGTGTATACACTACGAGTATTAGTATACGATAGCGGAGTGTCGGGAGTGCGGAGAATAGATGTAATAATGCACGCGTTAACCATTTCTATTTATGCGAACGCAACTCTTTAAATACACAAACTAATGATATTTTTATACGGAGATAGCCATGCGAGTTTTAGTTTTACTTCACTACAGTATCCCCATCAAAACCTATATTCGTCATCGGTGACTATGTTCCGGGTGGGAAGGGACACCAGTATACCTAATTTTAACCACAACACGCATAATGATAAGAGCATTCTATGTTTCGCGTACGGTGAAGTAGACTGTAGGTGCCACGTTCGTAGACAGATCAATCTTGGACGTAACGAAGACGACGTAATCAACGAATTGTCCAACAGGTATATTCACGCTATTCGGACATCTGTAAAAGACCATCGTCTCGTTATAGTCGTTGCGGTTATTCCTCCAACGAAGCAGTCCGATTACGAATCGATAAACGGACCTATTCTTCACGAGTTTCCATTTGTCGGATCGGATGACGAACGGGTTAGGTATACAAAGAAACTGAACCAATCACTACGGGCTCTCTGCGAACAGAGCGGGTTCGCGTTCTTTGATCCGTATACTCATTACACGGACGCTTATGGATGCCTGCGGTATGAACTTTCGGATAAATTAGTTCATATCAAAGACAATCGCCAGTTTTTGGAGGAGTTTAAGCAGTTACTGTGGGAACATCTTCCGGAACGTCGGACCCAGGGATAGTTCTCTCTCAATAAATTCCCGGGGAGTAAAGTTCGAGTAGTGTTCTATCATGTATGATAGATTGTCTGGGAACTCATGTTGATCCCAGAACCGAAGACCGCATTCATCAGACCAGGAAGAAGCAGTGTTGGCCAGCCAAGTATCGTCGAAATACACCTGATTACCGCGATTAAATTCATCGCACATCGAACGAACTTCCCATACAAGGATTGGAACATTTTTCGCCAGTGTTTCCTGGAACGCAAACCCCTGCGATTCGTGACAGCCTACCCAAATTACAAACTTCGCGTTTTCAAGTGTATTCTTGAATTCATGATCCTGATAAGACCCATAGTAAAACACGTCTGGTTTTACGTTCCTTTTCGCGAGTTCGTTCAAGACATAATGAAACTGGTCCGGATGACGATTCTTGTAGTATACAACAATATTGGATCTGTTCGGCCCAACTTGTGTGTTTGCTGACATATCGATCCCAAAAGGTCTATCTTCGTGAGGTATAACAGGAATCAGTCGTTTGAACAAATCACGAACCCAAGGAGAAAGGGCGTTCGATACCGTTCGTGGATTTGGTTTATGCGAACAAACCGGATGATTGGATGGAATGGGCGGTACTCCGACGAACTGTGGTCCATAAATAATCTTACACGTCTTTGATGGGAATGCTTCGGGAGGTATATACCGATTATTACACATAACGTAATCAAACGAATCGTCTACACCCCGTGGGTCACAACCTTCCACCAACTCTGCATTATTGAATCTCGCCATATTTCGTATAGATTCAAGATTTTTATGATGCATTCCTTCTTGTAACAGGTAAATTTTCATCTTGTATTTTCAATTGGGGTTCGTGTAACTACTTTTTCAGGTATAGAGCATCACCCCATCCCTCTTTTACTGTCCTAGTCAGCGTCCTTTCAAATCCATAGCCGAGAAGATATATATCCAGCTCATGAATAGTCGGGCATCCCTTGTATACCTCTTCTAGATTCACCTCGAGATACAATGCCTTTACGTGATGTATGGACCTGCTACCTCCCAATAGTGCCTTCAATTCAGCACCCTGAATATCAAAGTTCCAGAAATCGTAGTTTGAGGAATCAAGACCATGCCTTTCCATGAACGTATCAATCGTGATAGTTTGATGCTGTGTCTGTCCTGTTACGACACACCACGGGTAATGCGTCGAGTGCGTCCCAAACTGAAGAATACTGGAAGACTGATCGTTGTTCGTCCGATAAAATGTTACAGTTTCATCATCCTTATCGGATATAACTGCCTGGTATACATTCGACACTCCTCTCCGAGTTGCCTGTTCAACTTTATCCTGCAGTGCATCGATCCAAATAACCCGACTATCGGGGATACCAAAATGACGGTAAACATTCTGCTCTTCACAATCATGTGCCCCGATATGAAGGGCACCAACAAATTGGATACCCCGTTTCTTACACTCATTAAGTATTTCCTCCTTTTGAATGAGCATGTTTGTATTAATACTCCGCTCCTACGAAGATCTCTTTCATCAAACGCTCAAATGTCCATGGTTCAAGACGATTCAGGCGTGCCGATTCATCTAGATTTTTATAATGATAATCACCGAACTGAGTGAGAATGTGTTGGTAGAACGATAGTGGTCGCTTGCGAATTGCGTTTCGCGAAACAATACACTGTGCTCCAAGACCAAACTCTATTTTCATGTCAGGATCTGGGGCGTATCCAAACGTTTTTAAATATGTCTCAACCATCCTGAGTCTAGGATAAAATACATCTACCATGGGGTTCGTCACAGCCACATCTTTGGCCAAATACTTAAATTCAAACGGCAGTGTCGACGTTAGGGTAGACAGTTGATGTAACACGTCTGGACAGTGGTCGAACGGATGCCCCTGTAAAAAGGCAGTGTATTCGAAAAGGGTTTCGTAGTTATCGCATATGTATTTGAAAAAGGTATGAGATTCACGACCTATATTCGGAAGCTGAATTATACCGGCAAGAGGAAGTCCCTTGTTGTAGATAACGACATTTAGTAGTTGCTTTGTCCATGATACGTCTTCGTTGTATCTCGCAACAACAACGCAAAGCTGCATTGTTTGTTGAGAGAATCAGTTTTCAGTCTTCTTGAACGCACACGAAAGACTGAGCTTGTTGGGGGTATTGAAATAGTAAATTTCAGCAATATCGGCGACACCGAACGAGAACTGGTCTTTTGATCCCGACATAGTATAATAAATCTTCTCGTGAATTGTCGGAGTTTCATCGATATGGCCAGACTGGGCATTCAAGTGCGGGTGGATAAACTTCATGTTTGGTATGTTGGTATGTAGATCCTCTACGATATAATACCCACCTGGTTTTAGAAATGGCCAGAAGTATTCTATGCTCACCCTCTGTTGCTTGACTGTATGTCCTCCATCGTCTACAATAGAATCAAATACCGGATTTCCCCACGTGTTCATCGTGTTTTTGAGTTGTACATCATCAGACTGGTCGGCGAGTGCACACCTTATTCTCGGTTCCTCTAGAATTGTCGGATCACGGTACAGGATATCTATACCATAGACTGTCGCGTTGGGAAAATAGTCCCTCCAGCTCCTTAGCGAAGCACCCGTATCAATTCCAATCTCCAAAAAGTTCTGTATGCTGTTCTTTGAGGCATCAAACAACTTCGAGTAAAAGGAACCGTACCCGTGCCACAGCTTGTTTGTTCCGTACTTCTCGTATAGCCGGTCTAGTTCCATAATCTTTGTTTGTATACCAACCCACAACTGGTCTAAATCAATACATTTCGCGTATACGAACTGTATTGAGTCCCGTTTCCGGGACCGTTATTTAATTCTTCTAACCTATTCCTCACATGTTAATGGTTCAACCATTTCTCCGATTTTGATACTTGATCAATATGCGATGGAACTCCTTTTCTTCCGTATGTTCGCCCACGAGAGACTGCATGTCCTCCCGAAACCCGTCTGGGACTCCGTGGACTTTTTCGTAATGGTCTACACACGCAGATACGTTCCCAAGTTTGAGGTACCCAAACATTTCTTTCTTACATATGTTCTTTCGTTGGAGTTCCCCCGTCTTTGTTTCGGATTTTAGTATGTTCTTTATGTAGTCTCTTGCTTTGTGTTCTGTAAGAACAAGTTTAGACAAATCAGTCAGTTTTCGTAGCATACTAGGTGACCTACCATCTCGCTTGCATAAATCTATATACTCTTCTAATTTGCCTTTTGAATAGTACACTAGTATTTCTTTGGGTCTCTTGTAACTTCTATTTTTTAATTCCGGAACTGTCGCAACTGTAATGGTTGGTAATTTCATGATGGACAACTTCTCATAAATTCGAATTATATGTTGCTTGAATTCTTCGAGTGTATAATCACACTTCATTTTATTACAGGTGCTACAACAGGGCACCACATTTTCAAGTACATAACCGAAGTCGTTATTCACTCTATCTATACCATTCACCTCGCATTCAGACAGAGCATCACAGTATTCGCATGGTTTTGAAACCAATTCAGAGAACGCTTCAAACTCCAGGTCAAACAGTAGTCCCCTCTTACGTGCACTCACTTCATAATCAGAATAATAACGTTTAATATTACCCTTTGACTCCATGCGGTAATTTCGTGGTTCGCGAATACGAGTCTTTTCTATATCTTTTAATTTTTCGTAACAACTGCTACATCGTTGTACACTTTCTGCGCGAAACCCTCCTATTGTTTCTGAAAGTTCTTCCCCGCATCCCAAACAGTTGCCAGATTCGCGTAATGCCGTATGTTCTGCGTTCTCCTTAACTCGAATTATTTCAAGACAGTCCTCGCACTTCGCCTTTCCGTCAATCGTGTACTTCTTGCACGCCCGCTTGCCGTCGTCACAAATGCGATGACCTTCGTCCGAAGCCTTCTCTACAATTATATTGAGTGTATGCTTCCCACAGAACCCTTCCGGTGTTGAAGCTTCTTTGTCACATTGTGAGCCCTTGTTCGAGCCCTGCGTTATTCGACCTCGACATATCGTTTTTTCGTTCGAATCAGCGTCTTTTTCACGAATACAGGTGTCACAATGCTTTATTCCGTCTGCTAGCAGAACACTACAACGGTAAGTAGAACATTTGTGAAGACCTTCCGATACGCCTTTCTCAAGTATTGCGACACCTTGATGTTTACCGCAGTACCCGTTATCTTTTTGAGGTCTCCAGCATTGTTCTCCCCTCTTCTCACCCTGCGACATTATCGCCTTACACTGTGTGTTTGTCTCCATTAAACGAGCTTGACAAACGTCAGTCTTGTTTAAAAAAGTATCCATTTTGGTTATATGTTTACTAGAACAACTACCCGTAAACGAGTATTAGAAAGAGTACCCAATTTATTAATTCGAGTACGCGAGGCCCCCCATGCCGCTCATCACGCGGAGTACGTTGTAATTGACGGCGTAGATGCGCACCTTGGCCGTGCGCTGCTGCTGGACCGTGTTGACGGACAGCGTGAGGTTGAGCGTGGCCTTGTCGATGCGCGAGAAGTTGCACGTGCCGCTGGGCTGGTGCTCCTCGGGCTTGAGCGCGAAGGAGTACACGTTAACACCCACGGACGGCGTGCGCGAGTGGTGCTGCCACGGCTGCACCTTGTCGAAGTAGCGGCCCTCGCGCTCGTCGAAGCGGTCCTGGCCGTTGAGCTGTACCTTGGCGACCTCCACCGGGTTCTTGCCCTCGCACTTGACGTTGGAGGCGAGGATGACCTTGGCGAGCAGGTAGTTCGTCGTGCCCTCGAAGAAGTTGTCGTCGCCGGCCGTGCCGTCCAGCTGGTAGATGCCCGAGCCCGTCGAGAGGCCGGCGTTGACCGCGACACCGAGGCCGCCGATCTGGGACTGGGCGTACGCGAAGCCGGGGACACCCGCACCCGCACCGGCAGACACCGAGAACGTCGGGACCGCACCGGCGTTCGTGTTGGTCGCCAGGGCGCCGCGGCCGAGGACCGCCGTCACGATGCCCTCCGTCGACCAGTCGTCGGAGTAGTTGAACGGCTGCTGGCCCAGCGCCTCCATGATCCACGGCGTCGGGGGGGCGTTGCAGTCAACGAACGAGTCGCGCTGGACGACCCAAATGAGCTCCTTCACGGGGTGGTTGAAGTTCATCTGGATCTTGTTCGAGGAGGCCGTGACCGTCTCGTCGCCCGTGAACTGGAGCTGGTCAATCAGGTACTCGTGCGACTGCTGGGCGAAGCGGCGGCGCTCCTCCGTGTCTAGGTAGACGTAGTCGATGTACAGCGACGCGGCCACCAGCTGGAGCTGGGAGACGGCCGTAACACCGTTGCCGAGGGGGATCGTGGCGGGGTACAGCGGCATGACCGAGAAGTCACCGTTGGCGACATCGGCGTAGCAGCAGTTGTAGTTCTGCTCGAACTCGACGTTGATGCGCACCTCGTGGTACTGGAGGGCGATGAGCGGGATGGCCAGGCCGGGGTTGCGGCAGTACCAGAACTGGAGGGGGATGTACAGCGTCTTGAGCGGCGTGCCGGCGCGGGAGAGGCACGAGTTCGTGGCCTCCGAGGCGGCGCACGTGGCGTCCAGCGCAACACCAGCGGCGTCCTTGAGCAGCACGAGGTCGGCGGAGTTGCCGACCATGTCGTCGAACGACACCTGGGTGCCGAGGGGCTGCGTCAGCTGCGTCCAGATCTGCATCCAGTCACCGTACTGGCGGTCAATGCGGGATCCGCCGATCTCGATCTCGACCTGCTTGATCAGGCGGTGGCCGACGTAGTTGAGCCAGCGGAAGCGGACGTTGGCGCCGCTGGAGACGTTCAGGTTGATCTGGGGTAGCGTGACCTGGATGTACGTGCGGTACATGAGGTCGGCGTTACGCGAGATGACGGCCGTCACGCGGCGACCGAAGTCGGCCTGGCCGTTGAACGTCACCTCAATCGCCTCCATGGCGAAGTTCGTGTGGCGCTTGTAGAGCACCTTCCAGAACGTAATCTGGGGGTTGCCCGAGATATAGATGTCCTGGGCACCGTACGAGACGAGCTGCATTAGACCACCTCCCATTTGTGTTTATGTTCCATATCAACATTATTTTTTTCTCCTGGACCCACGCGGCGGTCTAGAATGAAACGACCGCGGCCGAGGATGATATATTTTTTTCTTTGACTAGGAGATAGATAGATATGGACCCCTTCCTGTTCCCGACGAGCAATGTTCTCATCAACACCTTTTTACGTTCAATCATTGTGATATTGGTCATGATTCTTGGCTTTCAAACGAGTTGGTACTCTGCGTACTGGGGGGCTGTGGTTCACGATGCGATCTCCCTGATCCTTGTGTATTCCTACATCTGATTATTTCCGACTTTGAGTATAATGAGCCTTATTTCTAACGTAACATCCTACTCGTACACCGATAAAATATCGGCTATAACTGTAGCCACAAGTCCGTACAACAATACTGGACAGTACTACAACATTATGTATATTGGGACGTCAAACGGTAAGATTTATTCATTGACTGATTTTTCAAATTCTACCTATCCCGTCTTCCAGATTATTCCGTCGACAGGAGTTCTCACTGGAGAAATCACGGGGATAACCGTTGATCCTACCGGAAAGTACATGTTCGTAAATGCCCCATACGACCGTCACTGTTTACGGTTTTCGATCGCGTCAATTCCCTTGGCGACTGAGATAAATCAGACGCAGACTGTTCCGGTTGACCGGGATATCTATACCTATGGAGATAACACGGGGGGTATAACAGTTGATTCACAGGGTGTAGTGTATTTAGTCACGGGAAAGGGTACATCTATTTCTACAATGGAACGTTACGGAAACTCGTTTGTAAATTTACTCTTTAAAAACGAAGGACCCTATTTGAATTTTCGCGGAATTAGTCTGTCTCCGAACGAACAGATTATTTATTCAATTGATACCCGATTCGGAACTATTTACTATTACAATTTCCTCAACTATCAGCCAACGTTTTATACGCTTACTTCGGCAGGAGTTGATTCCTCCATGCGAAACATAGCCACTCTCGGAAACAATATTTATTATACCCAGACCGACGGTATATACGTGAAAAACTCGTCTATCGGTGCGGTTTCGCATATCGTTGGAACGAATTCAACGGGGAACCCTGTGAGTGAGAATCCGCTCGAGATTACCCTGAGCTGGACGAATACGGTTGCGGTCGATTCGGTGGGTAGTGTGTATCTCTCCAGTACGATCTACAATGGAAATAGCGCACTGTATAAGGCAACATTTGTGACCAATCCTCGGAGTAATTACCATGCGCCTCCTTCTCGTCAACAACAGCCTATTTTACAGCCGTATCCGACAACATCATGTAAACGTATTGTGGAACCGTTTAGTCCTCGTGTACGGTTTGGCTGGGGGCTTACTAACACCAAGAAACCGCCGGTATTGGATCTGGTCAAGAGTCCTCTCTGCTGTCCTCCTCCGATCGTGAACTGTCCGGTGACTCCTTTTTACTGTATGCCTACTCCACCAGTTCCGGTTGTTCCTCTTCTGATTGCTCCGGTGTATCCTACGACTATCCCTATTCGGCAGTACGGAGACCATGCGCATTCAACCGGCTTCCGTGGATCTATTGCGACATTAGCCTCTGTTCTACTCTCGACATCCTTGACGTTCATTGCGGAGACGTCATCCACTCAACCGGCACTTGGCCCGGTTGGCGAGATGTACACCTTGGCGAATTCCGGAACGCTTACAAAAATCTATAATGGTCAAGTTGTATCCACAAAATCGCTTGGAGGTGTTACGTCGGCTGCTGGACCCGTGGTTTCCTTGAAAGGAGCGGTTACGATTGCGACGAACGCCGGAAAACTCTACCGCCTGAATTCCGATATGATGACGCTTCCGGGGTACCCAATCAATCTTGGATATCAAGTGTACGGCACTCCCTTGACGATCACGAACGGTTCGTTTGATTACATTGTTGCCGCGTACGGGAATAGCCTGACCGCGTTTGGGGCAGATAGTGCGTCGGGAGTATGGACGATGACGACCCAAACTCCGGGCGAACTGTTTCGGACATCGGTGGCTACCGATGGTATTAATGTATTTGTTGGATCGGATAACAAAAACGTGTACTGCTACCTCGCAGAAACTGGGGTATTGAACTGGGTATGTCCATTCAAACCAACATCACTAGGAACGATCCCATTCACGCCGTATGTGACTTCATGGTATGTAGGAATAACGTTTCCGAACGATAGTAATATTTTTATACTCAGCAATGCGACGGTTCGAGTACCGGCTTACGATATTACGGTGAATCTTCCAGGGGGTCAGCGAATATCATCGGCACCGGTCTTATCAACAGATCCAGCCGGAAATCTGTGGGCGCACGTTCTCACCATCTCTGGAACGAAGCAAAAATTATACGGAATTGGTGGGATCTTCGCGAATGTCTCTGGATTTTCTTATAAATATATTTGGTCAAATGCGTCGGGCGAAGAGATTCCTTCTTCGTACACACTTCCGGTGCTTGATTCATCAGGGTATATTTATGTACCATCGACCTACGGCGTTTTGAATCAATACCGTGCGTACGTAGCGACCGCGTCGGCTGCGTACGAGGTCACACAATCCAATGTGACTCAACTTGTTCTCAATGGAACGTCTACATTTAACAATCCTCCGATTCAAATATCGCAGACTCCGCTCATCACAAGCCAAAATACGTTGTACGTGATTGGACGCAATACATCAGCAGGATCAGTCGGCTATGGAACAAATTACATGTACACATTGTCTGGCTAAGACGAGATCATGCGAGGCGAGATGTGCATGGCTTCCAGTTCCTGGAGCCACAGCTTGACCGCATACGGAATGGTCTTATCTTCCAGACCCACCTTCGAACCGCACGACCTACACTCATAGAGATGATCCTTCTCATTGATTGTCGAGAGTGAACCGCAAGAGGAACACACACCTGTCGTGAACGGGTCGGACACATCCATCAGACGCTCCTTGGTGAATGCAGCGGCACCGTGAGAGATGAAACAGTCGCGCTCCATCTCGCCTACGCGCAGACCGCCGTCACGCGCCCGGCCCTCACATGGCTGGCGGGTCAGGGACACAATGGGACCGCGGCCGCGCGAATGGCACTTATCAATCACCATGTGCTTGAGACGCTGGTAATGCGTGGTCCCGATGAAGATCTCGACCTCCATCTGCTCGCCCGTCTGGCCGTTGTACATGATCTCGTTGCCGTACGGGTGCATCCCGAGATTCGACATGTGAACCTTGAGATCCTCGATCCCGAGATGGGAGTAGGGCGTGCCGTCGCCCAGATTGCCTGTTTGGACACCCACGCGGCTGTACATCGTCTCCAGCAACTGCGCAATCGTCATGCGGGACGGAATGGCGTGAGGGTTCATGATGATGTCGGGGCGCAGACCCGACGCCGTGAACGGCATATCGCACTCATCTAGAATCATCCCGCACGTACCCTTCTGACCAGCGCGCGACGCAAACTTGTCGCCGATCTGTGGGGTGCGCTCGGACACGACCCGAACCTTGACGAACGGATACCCATCAGAATTCTTGTCCTGCCAGATACCGTCGATGCGCGCCGGCTCGGAGTTCTTGTGCGTCGTGGAGAGATCGCGGTAGAGGTATCCGTGGGGATCCGACCGCAAGTTCACCACCTTTCCAATCACGACATCGTTCTCCTGGACGATTGAGTTCTTGATGGGAATACCTGTCTCGTGTACGGCGTTGTACGACGTGTTCTTGAACGCCTTAGTATTCTCATGACGGGGCTTGGAGAACCGCTCCTCGCGCCCAGACGCCACATTACGATGCTCTTCATCCTTGTAGACTGTAGAGTAGTATCCGCGCATGAACCCACGCTTGAGGGATCCACGATTGAGAATGACGGAATCCTCCTGGTTGTAGCCGGAATAACAGGCGATGGCGACGATCGCGTTACATCCGGACGGCATCTTGTGCATATTCAAGATGCTCATGATCTGCGTCTCCACGATCGGGCGCTGGGGAGAGGCCAAGAGGTAAGCGTTCTTGTCGAGACGCTTCTGGTAGTTGGAGGCGTACAGCGTCATGGCCTGCTTGGCCATGGCCGACTGGTATGCGTTACGAGGTGACTGATTGTGGTTGGAGAGCGGGATGATAGCGGCCATATGACCAAGAATCATGTGTGGATGAATCTCGCAGTGCGTGTGCGTCGGACCCACTTCGGACGGGAACATCGCGATGTGTGCGACCTCGGACTCGTTGGCGTCAACGTATCCGATACACGACGAGATCCAGTCGGCCCACGGCGCATCTGCCCCTGCTGCTGGAGGAGGAAGAACCTTGCCGTTCTCTACGCGGAAGACGGGGCGCACTAGTCGACCCGCGTCGGTTTCTATGATGATGCGGTTCTGGAGAACGTTCCAGGCGACGGAGACATGGGGATGAATGCGGCAGGTATGTTTGGCGTCCTTGAGGCGCCCGTAAACATCCTTTGGATGGGAGGTATATGCGAGAATGACTCCGTTCACCAGAATACCGACAGGGCCGGTGGTCCAGACATCGGTGATCCAGTCAATGTCGGGAATCTCGCGGAGGAAGTTGGTGACGACGAAGGATGGGACATGGGTGGAGATGGTGGACATCAGGCTCATCGTCTTCACGATACCGACTGAGTGACCCTCTGGCGTCTCGACGGGACAGACGAAGCCCCACGAAGAGCCGTTGAGTTTGCGAGGCGCCAGTAGCTTGCCCGACTTCTCGACGGGTGTCTGGATACGGCGGATGTGTGAGAGCGTCGCACTGTACGACAGCCGATTGAGTACTTGGGACACCCCGGACTTGGTGGCGTTGGAGAGGGAGGTAGATCCTGATGTCCCCAGCCCTTGAACCGTGAAGTTGCCCGTAGCGAGCGCCTGCTTCAGTTTGCCCTCGATGGAGGACACCTTCATGATCTTGTAGAGATTCGAGAGAACGAGGACATCCAGTGGCTTGCCCGACCGCTTCCAGTTATCGTTGTTGATTTCGTGGACGAACTTGGACCGAATATCCTTACACACCTTCTGAAACAGTTGACGGAAGAGGTGGGTGAGCAGGGATCCCGTGGTCACGACACGCTTGTTGGGGTAGGCATCGCGATCATCGGCTGGAATCTTCTTGGATGCGGTGTCCAGTAACTTCTTGACCATGCTCACGAGAATCTTGACCTTGCGCGCAGCAAGAATCCCGGGACCTACCGTCTCTGCCGGCAAGGAGGTATGCGGCAGGAACTCGGTGAGTAGGAGCGCACGAACATGTCCAGTCTTGTCGTCGGTTGCGGGAGGGTACTGGAGATGGTGAGACAGGTACTCGATTGCCTCCTGCTGGGTGAAGACATTGATATCGGCACACTCCTTGAAGGAAGCCGTAATCGAATCAGTATTCTCTACGTTCAGGAGATCGTACACTTCCTTGTCGGTCTCGATGCCCAGACAGCGGAAGAACACCATCATCGGAATATCCTCGCGGAAACGGGGAATACAGATAGAGAGGGGGTACCCGAGACCGTTGAACTTGCTGGACATCCGGATTTCGAGTTTCTTGGGAGGAAGGGTAAAGCTCTCGTGAAGCGACTTCATTTCCACCGAATGAGTGTGTTTGGTCGTCGTCTTCTTGTTGAGAAACACCATGGTGCGGTTGTCGGCGACCTTTTCCTGCGAGAGGATGACTCGCTCGCCGCCGTGGATAATGAAGTATCCGAACGGATCCTGGGGGCATTCGCCGAGTTCCTCGAGCGTCATTGGGTAATCTTTGAGCACGCAGAGCGAGGATCCCAGCATGACGGGAATCTTGCCGAGCGAAATGCCTTCGAACGTCTTTGACTCTTCCTTGAACTCAGTGAGACCCGGACCGCTGTACGAACGGACCTTGAGCTTGATATCCACAAACATCTGGGCAGCATAGGTGAAGTTGCGGATGCGGGCCTCGTGCGGCAGCATCTGCTTCAGCCGACCCGTCGCCTCCTGAATGCGGGGTTTCAGGTAGGACACATTGTCGAACGAGAGCCGGAACTCATACTTGTACTTCTTCGTCGCCTCGTCCTGATCGTGCCATACCACGATGGGTGGCGTTGATCGCAGAATCAGGGGGATCTTGTTGCGGAGGAAGTCTTCGTAGGCTTCAATTTGGGACTCAGAGAAACGCGAAACACCATTCTTGAAATATGCTCGAACCGCCTCCATGTCGTATCTTGATACTCGGGTCCTCGCCGTAAGTTTTTATCCGTTTTGAGTAAGAAGGACTTGTATGCCTGCGGCCGACTCTGGGACGAAATACACAATCATTAAAGAGGGAAGTGATCCCGCATTTAATGGTCAGGATAAATCCGTTCACGTATCGACGATCACGGCACCGGTTCCTCCGGTGGGTATGCCGAGCGGTCCTGGGTTTGGAGGAGTGCGTCGTCGCCGCGTCCATCGTACGACCAAGACATTCCCGAAAGGAATCCTGCGGAAGACGGCAAAGATTGTTCCGGCCAAGAATCCGTCTAAGGCTCCGGCGACCCGCAAACGTTCGGTCAAACTGATGACGGAACGCGGTCTAGAAAATGCGCGTAAGACTGCGAAGGCGAAAGCAGCGAAGATGGACATTGCGTTAATACGTAAGAAACTGGTTGATAAGAAGATTATTGGTGGTGAGAAGAAAACGATCCCTCCGGCAGTTCTTCGCGTTCTGTATGCCGACTCGGTGGGAGCGGGACTTCTTTCTTGATACCTCAATATAATGACGAAAGCGTGGGGTCCTCTCGGCTGGGTAACACTTCACACCATAGCAGCCCTTTACCCAGACTTTCCATCCCAGTACGAATTAGAACTCCTGAATCGGTTTCTTGACTCGTTTACGGGCACTATCTTATGTCCGAGTTGTCTACAGCATTTCACGGATATGGTTGCGCTGTACACTCAGCGATATCCAGGATGGAAGAATAGTCGTCGCACAGTATGTGAGTTTGTGTTCCGCGCCCACAATACGGTAAATCAACGGACGCATAAAAAGGTGTATACGCTGGAGGAGAGCATTGCCGAACTTCGTACACTCATGGCGGATGACCAGGCGGCGAAGGTGAAACGCCAGCAGTATTTAGTGTACATCCGCAGCGATTGGATGAGAAACATGACGCTCACTGGAATCTCAACGGCTCCTAAATTGAAAGAACTCAACGTCATCGAAGAAGAGTACTGGTCGAGGCGTTCGTTTTCATGGTTGGATATTGCGGCGTTACAGGGTATTACGGTATCTCCAATCCAGGAAAGATCATCAGCGACTTCGTCGGGGGATATACTTATCCCGAAAATAACTATGCCCACGTCAGGGGGATTCAAGCTAGGGAATATTGGAAAGATTGGACCGAGGTCAGCTCTTCGGTAGCAAGAGGGAGCGAGATGCGCGGCTCGCATTCCCACGCATACCGTCTCATCCATGGGATACGGGTATCCGTCTCCTCACTGTACATTTCGTCCGGAAACATGACTCGCTTTTTAGCCCTACGGAGGGAATCATGTGGAAGAATAAACTGTAACTGCTTTGTGACCGTAAAGTTGGGCGGAGATTCGGGGGTCCACCGAATTGGGGAAATCTCTTCGTACCTCACCAGTTGCGAGACCAGGGGGGCTTCGGGGTAAGGATATACCCAGTTCCAATCCAGACACTTGTTTTCACAAAAATAGTGAAGCGTCCAATCAAACGTTTTCCAGAAAGCTCCTACTAGTTGGGCGATATTCGTTGTTCCATCCAGAATGTGGAGATTGTAGCGTGCTTCGAAATGATGTCCGTCGGCTGAAACAATTGCCCTTTCTGCCGGCTTGTCGCGGGATTTGACTCTCTCCGTATAAAACTTCATCTCCTGGGTCTGCGCCGTCTGCATAAACACCTGACGACCCTTTGCTGTCCAGAGATCAGGTTCCCCTGCTTGACGATAACATTCGAGCGCACGATCATGTCCCCCTTCGCGGAGGGAAAACATGCCGATAGGAGGCATAAAATCGTTGCCGAAACAGAGGACACAGAGCGCGACATACTGCAAGGAATTCATTGGAAGTTTACGGGCGAGATCTGAGATGTTCAGGGTAGAGTATCCCTCGACCTTCGACTGAAAACTCTGGTTCTCGCGCAGGAGGGAGAGAGAGCACAGGCTCTCCTGGGCAAGTGAGAGCAGGATCAGGTCGGCATCCAGACCGTAAATCACGGTATTCGTCCGCTCAGTAGGCGGAATGGTTTTGAGCCATTCGAACAGTTTATGTTCGCCCTCTCCAGGAAGATCGGTGGACGACATAATCGCCTGGGGAAACCGTGCACGCACCGCCAAGTCCAGTTCTTTCATGTACGGAGTCCCTGGAGAGATCTGGTTGCGATCAAAGACGGGGTTATTTACTTCGGGGATACGAAAGCGACGGTAGCGCTGCTGGGAAATCTTGGCGTACGGAACTAGACCGTCCATCGCAATATACAAGTGAGTCCGAGGACTACAAGTGTCCGCAAGGAGAGTAGTCAGTGCTTCCAGAATACTCTCAATCGGTCGGGCATCATCCATATACGTGTGTAAAAAACAGTTGAAATCTAAAAGAAAAATGTTCGGTTCCAGACGGGTCCGCACGCGCGACACAATTGTCTTGTGTGCCTTGATGAGTGAGACAAAGTAGAACGGTATGCCCATTTATGTATATAAAATGTCTTGGCTGAAAGTAATGGCCAAACTTACAGGTGGAGGAATTTTCGAGACTCTACAAGTAAACTGGATCTATGTGCTCACAGGTCTTGTTGGGATTCTCGTACTGTATTGGATCCTGTCTCGCAGCTCTTTTACGCCGAAGGTGAAGGAGGGAATGGGCGGGTGCTCAAAGTGCCCTAAAGCGTCCGCGCAGACGGGTCCGTTGTTTTAGACCAGTTCGGCATCCAGTAATGAGGAACAACTTCATGCTGTCCCGGAAACATCTGGTCAAATAATTTGCGATAATAGGCAGCTTCTGCGGTCATGGGCTGGATATGGGGATACCTCGTATCAACGGGAACCTCGCACTGAATCGAACGCTGCAGAATCTTGAACCACGAATCTGTTGTTTTCGACACGCCATCGCTGAATGCTTCCTTCTTGCGGTACAGGATATCTAGCGGAAGAAGATCCGGCATCAACCGGAAAAACGCGTCGCGCAGAAACTGTTTTTCCATCCGTTTCTTTGTAGGAATGCGTAGAGAGGCGGGGACACTCAGCATTGCCTGTACAAATTCAGGATCCAGGAACGGAACACGGGCTTCCAGACCGTGCGCGGCCAAACATCGATCAACTCTTAATCCATCAAACTGATGGATATTCCGGAGAAGATTGATGCTTTCATAATGGGCTTCTTCTTCGTTAGGAGCATTGTAGAAATACAGGTACCCCATCTCGGCTTCGTCGGCTCCGTCGCCATTGAGAACCACTTTGATATCCGTGTTCTTTGCGATATAGTTGGCGAGAAGGTACTGTCCCACCGATGCCCGAATCGTGGTGATATCGTAGGTCTCACACGCCCTCACAACCTCAGGAATCGCGGCAATGCCTTCTTCGGCGGTAAACAGAACTTCGGTGTGTTGGGTTCCAAGATACACAGCAGCCCTGCGAGCGTACTCGAGATCGGTTCCTCCAGGCATACCGATACTGAACGTCCGCACATTCTCCTTTCCAATCATCTGGACCGCAATCGCTACAACTAGACTGCTATCAAGACCTCCCGATAAAAGGAACCCAATTGACCGTTCGCTCGACAAACGTTTGTGAACGGCCGAAATTAGAGCCGAAGTGGTGCGCGCAAACAACTGATCAATATCAGTCATCGTCTTGGGAATCCAATCACGAGAGAAATAACTATTGAACTGCGTATCGTGTTTCCGAATCATCCACGTATCCCCAGGCGGAACATGCTCGGCGCCCGAAATCCCCTCAATACCCGCAAGAAGAGAACTGAACACGAATCCGTGGCCGCTGGTAGCCCAGTAAAGCGGCCGTACACCGAACGGATCACGAGCAATGATAATAGTGTCCAGTTTCTTTCGTTTGAGAACAATTCCCGCAATCGCATACTCGCCATCAAGTTCGGCTACCACTGCCCGAATATCGCGATAGAGGGCAAACAGTTTCCCAATCACTTCGCAGTCTGATCCTGTTGTCATCACGAATCCGTGCCGTTCCACGATCTCGCGGTAGTTGTAGATTTCACCGTTACACATGTAAACAAACTCTTCTTCGTGCGTAAGATGTTCGGTGAACGGCTGATTCCCATCTTGGGTCAGATCGTGGATCGCGAGACGATCAAAGACCATTTTGAATTCGGGGTGGTTGTAGACGGTGGTATGATCGGGTCCCCGACGAGCATTTGCGGTGGGACTTCCTCCGGCTCCGTCAATACATAACCAAATCCCGCACATCCGATCTAATTACACTAAAACGGGTCTTCGGCGTAGATATGTTTAGAGGAGCATTCAATACAACAATAATGACGCGCGTCGCAGGCGTCCTCCAACTCACGAGCAAGACGCGATATGGTCTGACGTCTCGCAATACCCCGATGTATCTCTTTAGCCCTCTGAACACCGTATTCCCGCAAATGATTGTCGCATCCGCTTACCGTGATCTCAAGAAGAATCTCCTGGTCGTCGCCGAGAAAATCAATGATGATAAACTCCCCCGTGGTCAAATCGTAGATATTGTAGGCGTATGTGGCGATCCCCTGGCCGAACGCAAGGCAATTCACGTCGCGTATTCTCCCGAATATTGGTCCAAGATCCCCGAGACCATTGAACCGTTGTTTAACCGT